ATACTCTCCGTAAGAATTGTTCCGGTTTCATTTCTACCCCACCCGAAAGAAGACCCCCGGCCACGCGGTAACATGACCGGGGGTTATATTAGAGAAATTAGTCGTCCCAATCGTCTACTATAGCGTCTAGCTCTGGGTCTTTTGCCTTCCCCGATGCCTTTTTTTGCACCTTCTTAGGCTCACTAATTTCTTCTTCTTCTTCTTCTTCTTCTTCTTCTTCTGTCTCTAGCGGGTCTGCCTCTAGTTTATCAGTAGAGGCAAATGGATTACCGTCCTCAGATTCAAATCCATCAATAACTTCAAACGGGGAGGTAGTTTGAAGGGGTACATACTTGATAACCTGTACGGCTCTGAGGCGTAAGGACACCCCTGTACCCATTCCGGTATTATGGTAAGGAACGAACACACCGGCTATATTTATTTCGCTACCCGTAGTGAGTAAGAAATCATCATCCAGTTTGGTATTGGCCGCATCGTACTGAGCAGGTTTTCCTGTGGCGCTCTTAGCATACGCCCCCTTCAACACAGTTTTATAGACGTACATCCCGTCATCGTCTTTTTTGAAGGGGTTAGAAAATTTCTCAGGCCAACCATCAACCGCCCGCTCAGTATACGCCTTCTTCATATCAGCATATAACTTCTTTGCTTGTTCCGATGCCATACGGAAGTTTAGTTCGTACTTCGCGCCGTCATCGAAAACATCACAAGGCACAGACCGTTTCTGCTTGTTGTCGAACTTGTAGGTTGTATTAATACGTGGCCACAAAGCCTCGACGTTACTAATGTGAAACGGAATGGGTTTAGGCTTGTCAGTCATAAAGTTCTCCTATCAGACTGTATGAACCCGTTTGTAGTTTCAAACGGGGATTTGTTAACGCCCTCAAAGGGTGTGTACTGCAATGTGATGGCTTGTATAGTCTCCGAACTATCTATCACACTAGATGCCGCACTTAATTCCTCGTCACCCAGAGAGCGAGTGGGCTTGAAGAATAACTTCGGTGTTTCACTATGCCTGTCAAAATATATTCGCGTGAATACAGCTATGACAGGTGTGTCGTGTTCTTTTAGGAATCGTGCGTAGGCTTGCATGGGCATGTGCCCATCCCGCGCCTGACCAAAAATGGAGGTTGCAGGAAGACGAAGTTGGAACACATCGCCCCATCGACCTTCCGGCATTATAGCCAGACGTTGTGAAAATCTACAAGCACGACTACTACCATACCCAGAACCACGTATATTATGTTTGCAGTCCATGCACCGCGCCGCCTGTTTAGTATCTGCGGGTACATCTGTAGAAGGTGTTTGAGTATCCGCGGACCAACAAATGGGGGTAGATAGTTTATCTGGGTCATAGTCCCCCCTGTAATAAGCCCGCGATATTGGTGCCGCGTTCACTATGACCGCACTATAGTTATCGACATCTAAAACGTTCTCCTCTACGCCAGAAAGCTCCATAAACTTTCTATTGCGTATAATCAGACGGTTCATATGTCCTCATCGCTATCAGAAACCACAGGTTCTTTTTTATCCGCTGACAACGCGTCCACAACAGCATCAATGTTAAACCTGTATGTGTTACCAACCCGAATATAAGTGTTTTCGGGTATAGATTTTTTCTTAAGCCAACCCCGCACGGTTGATATCGAAACCGCTAGGTGTTTAGAAAGTTCTTCAATAGGTACGTACCCACTACCGCGAAGGTTTTGACGTTCTTGGTTAGTACTCATGTTAGTTTCTCCTGATCGAAATCATATATTCACGGTCCACATTTAGCCCCGGTGGAACACTTTCGGGGTTCTCTTCGAGAAACTGTTTTACATGGCCTTGGTTAAGACGCTTCTCGAAAAATTCGGGTATGTCATGCTCGCGTACAAATTCATACATAGACTCCCAATCTGAAGTCCAGTAACGAGTTTTGACACCTCTGTAACACAAGCCCTCAGAAGTACGCACACTCTCTACGTCATGTTCCTTGCAGTGGGCGAGGAGTGCTTTCTTAACAGTCTCTTGCTGGCTCTTAAGTTTGTCGTCTTCTTCTTTGAAGTCCGCCAAGATTTCGACGCGGCGATTCTTTATTTTAAGGAATGTCTTAACAAGCTGTCCGGGTAAAACCTGCCCGCCTGCCATATCAGTTCTCCTAAACTGTTATAATAGATACGTTATAGTGGCAGAATTTATGCTAGTCAAGTAGTTTATTGTATAAATTTACAATTTGCGAGTGAACGTCTATTTTGCTATTTAATAGGTTGTAAACGTGTTTCTCTACGAGAGAACCTTGTAACTGGATAACCGTACATTTGTGTGTTTGGCCCGCCCTATGTACCCGAGCATTAGCCTGTGCGTAAGTTTCTAGTGAACTGGTTGGCCCCCACCACACCACTGTGTTTGCAGCGGTGAGTGTAACACCGTGGGCAGCGGCGGCTGGTTGGAGCACGAGAACTCTAGGGTCATCCTGTTCCTGAAAAGATTTGATTATTTGTGTCCGCCGTTTAACAGGCACATTACCCTGTATGACTTCTGTGGTTATACCGTCTGATATAAGTTTATCCGTTAGTATAGATATGATGTGCCTGAACGGCGCAAATATTAAAACTTTCTTGCTGGACTCGTCTATTACCTCCCGAAGAACCTTGTATCTGTGCTTTATATCGAACTCTAGTGCACGACCGCCATCGGTATAGATTGCACCAGAGCTTATTTGCAGGAGTTTGTTCATGTTGACCGCGGCATTCACAGCCGTAATTTCCTCACCAGCCGCTTGGACTACCATGCGACTACGTAATTCCTTGTAATACTTCTGCTGCTGGCGCGTGAGTTCGACCTCTCGTTTCACATAGATCATATCTGGTAGGTCGAGACAGTCATCTTTGGTGAATCGTATGGCTGGTTGAAGCGCCCTGAATACGGTATCCACCGCTGTATCTTTTGGTATCCATTTGAATTGGGAGGCTTTGTACATAACGGAATCACGGAAGGAACCGAAGAAACGAGGTACAGCTTCTGGGTTGACCAATTTTGCTAGGCCATAAGCGTCTAGTGGGCTTTGAGCCGCGGGGGTTCCGGTCAGCATCCACAACCACGTATGTGGTTTTAATATCTTTTTAAGTGTTTTCCAGCGCCTTGTTTGTGCATTTTTATAGTGGGTAGCTTCGTCTGCGATAATAAGATCAAAACCACCTTCTAATATGGCATCATCTACTATCTCCACGCCATCGTAGTTTATAATTATGTATTCCGCGTCACCCTGTATTATTCTTCTACGTTTACCCGGCGGGCCATAGGCGACATCAACAGTTCTATGCATAGCAAAATTAAACAAATCATTACGCCACGCGCTATCCATAATTGATAGGGGGCAAATAATAAGAACTCGTGATATGATACCCTGCTTCATAAGAAAGTCTGAAGCCCATATAGCACTAGCGGTTTTGCCAGTACCCTGTTCGTTGAAGCAAAACGCCCTGCGATTTAACGTTAAAAACGCTGAAGTAGTCTTTTGATGTTTGAAGGGTTTGTATTGGCCGGGCCAGTCGTAACGTCCTTGTATAGGCGACGGTACGTCAATATTTAATTTTTTGAGCGCGTGGGTTTCATCTACGCCCCACTTAACCACAACTTTATTATTGCCCAGTCTACGACTCTCGGGGATAACTGTTGTAACATCTTTGGGTTCACGTAGTTTTAATAGTACGGCCTTATTTCTTATTATCTCCAAACCGCGTTCTCCTAGTAGCCGGGAATTAGGCTTTCTTTTTCTTCTTGCCGTTTCTGCTCCGGTTTTTGCTCGGGCTTTCCAGTCTATAACCATCCTTATTTGAACCCCCCTTGCTCAATGCCTTGATATGACTTACATCTTTCCCTTTTCTGCTAACACCCTTTTTATCTAGCGTTCGCCTTGCACGTTGGCGTTCCATTCGATCTGGGTGTTCTCCACGGGCTTTCTGCTTCTCATATTCTTTTTTATAGGGCCTTTTAGATTTTGTATAAGCCATTAATTTCTCCCGTTGTGGGCGCACTCCAAGACGGCGCAATGCCGCCTACACAGTCCGCTGGGCCTAGGGTTCCACACATTGTTAACAACAACCGCCTTCAT